TTTGGCCATAGGTCACTTACTCCTGTTTAAAAATTCTTTAACTTAATTGCCTGTAGCAATCCAAGATGAAGTGTCAGGTGACCAAGCGAATTCGTTTTGTTGATCGTCTTTACCAATCCATCTCTTACCAGCTTCATCCCAAGAAATAAAATATCTTACATTATCTCCATAGGTTGTAACTGTTGGATATGCAACTGGTGCTTGCCAGTCGTCATTAGCGTCTAGCGACCAAGATGCGAATGGTTGTGGTGCAATGAATTTATTTTTTGTGGAATCAAACGTGTAACCAATTCCAGCATATTGTTTTCTGAAATTATTGTTATAAGAAGTTTGAACCCATCTATTGCCAGATGTGAATGGAACGATTTTTTTAACCGCTTCTTCAGCTCCAACAGATTGATCACCGCCATTTGCGTTTACGTCATTGTTATCAATAACAACAACTCTTAATACTAAACCGTAACTGTTTACTTCTGCAAAATGTGCCATATTTTTTACTCCTTATTGTTTGTTATAATATATTTATTGTGATGATGCAACAGTCAATGTACCAGAAACTGTAAATGTTGCAATTCCATCTCCATTTGGTGCTGTTGTTTTAGTGTTTGTTCCTGGTGCTACAGATATAGCAGGTGCTATAGAAGAAGGATATCTTACAATAACTATACCTGATCCTCCTGCAAGACCTGGTGTAGGAGAAGCTCCAGCTTTTCCGCTACCTCCACCTCCTCCAGTATTAACTGTTCCTGCTGTTCCAACAGGTGCTGGACCTGCTCCTGAACCACCATTACCTCCACCTCCTGGTCCTCCGGTTCCACCTGTTCCTCCAGCATTAGCACTTCCTCCACCTCCTCCAGCATAAGTAACTGGTGATCCTGAAATACTATTTGCACTACCTGCTCCTCCTGGACCAGCTGTAGCTGGTGAAAGACTTCCATTACTTCCTGCTGCAGAAGCTCCTCCACCTCCTCCACCAAAATATGCTGGTGGTGGATCTTGATTAGCTCCTGTTCCACCAGGACTTCCTTGAGAAGGACTTACTGGTGGTGAATTACCTGATCCTCCTGTTGCAGTAGGAACGTTTCCACCTCCACCTCCTGATCCTCCTGCTACTCCATTTTTAGCACCACAACCACCTGATCCACCTCCTCCACCACCCGCACTTGTAATTGTTGAAAAAATAGAAGGAGATCCTGATGTTCCTGCTGTTGGTTGAGAAGTAGATCCTGCTCCACCTCCTCCAACTGTAATTGGATAAGAAGTATTACCTGTTAATGTTAAAGCTGTTCCTCCTGGGAATGAAGTACGATATCCGCCGGCTCCACCTCCACCTCCGTTATATCCACCACCCCCTCCACCTGCTACTACTAAATAATCTGCACTAAAAGGTGTTACTGGTGTTGATACCCACGTTCCGCTTTTCTTGTAATTATATGCGTCATTAATTGACCAGACGCCGGAAGCAACGTTGTAAGTTGGTGATGCACAAACTTGTCTAATAATAACTACTCCTGATCCACCACTACCTGCTCCTGGATTTCCAATTCCAGAGCCTCCACCTCCACCTCCTCCTGTATTTGCTGTTCCTGAAGTAGCTATTGCAGGTCCACCACCACTTCCTCCACCACCTGTTCCTCCTGAACCTCCTATTGGAGAAGGAGCATTAGCGCCACCTCCACCTCCACCTGAATAATTAACTGCACTTCCTGTAATTGAATTTGGAGATCCTGCTCCACCTGTTCCTAATCCTGGAGATCCAGCTACTCCAGCTGCAGAAGCTCCACCACCTCCACCTGCTGTACATCCTCCTGGTCCTAATCCACCTCCTGTAGAACCTCCACTATTTCCTTGAGATGGACTAACTGGTGGTGTATTTCCTGTTCCACCTGTGGCATTTGTATTAGCTCTTGCTCCTCCGCCTGAACCTCCATTTGCTCCTGGTGTACTACTAGCACTTCCTCCTCCACCTCCTCCTGTAGAAGTTATTGGTGTTGGTGAATTTGCAAAAATTGAATCTGAACCTGAAGTTCCTTTACTAGCACATGTTGAAGATCCTGCTCCACCTGCTCCAACTGTAACTGTGACAGGACTTGCTGGTATTGTTAATTTTGTTCCACAAGGAAATGAAGTTCTATATCCACCGGCTCCTCCTCCACCTCCTGCATTAAATCCTCCACCTCCACCTCCAGCTACGACTAAATAATCTGCTTGACCTGGACCAAATCCTGGTGATGTATATGTTCCTGATGCAGTATATGTTGTGGTATAAGGTCCACGAGTTGGATCATTAATTGGTCCGATAATTCCGCCATTTGCCATAGCCCGAACCTCCGATTAACTTATATCTTCGTAAGAAATAACTACTTGTAAAGCTGAATTGGCACTAGCTCCACCAATGATAGATTGATTCTCCATTAGGTAGAAAGTATTATTTTTGTCAATAACAGATAATGTTGCACTTGTTGGAATTGAAATAACATTTGCAAATGCATATGAAGTTCCTGCTGTTCCATTTGCTGCAGTGTGAATTTGTATTGTAACGTTTGTAGCTGCTGATGTCACGTTTGCAACCATGATAGATTCTACTTTGTAAACTTTTCCTGATGATGTAGCGTTAGCAAGTAATACGTTTGTAAGAGTGGTAGTAAGAGCAAATACAGTTGTGTTACCGTATATCGAGTTTACTGATACTATATTTGGATTTGCCATATTTTATTCTCCTTGTTGATTATTATCCGAAAACTAGAGTTAATGCAATAGATTTTCCAGCTGTAATTCCAGCATTACCAAAGCTTAAAGTACCAGAACCGTTGGTAATTAAAGCTTGTCCGTTTGTACCATCAGCCGATGGTAAAGTAAAGGTAGCCGTAGCTGCCGCAGCTGCTGCCACTTTTAAACCTGTATAGAAAGTACCTGCAGTATTATATAATCTTAAAGCACCATTATTTAATAGCGATACGTTAGTTGCATCATAAGTAAAATTAGTTGAACCTGCAAAAGAACCTGCAGAATTATATTGAATAGAGTTTGTAGTTCCACCTGGATTATTTACTTGGTCAGTTGGTAAAGCTGTTAATACAGAAGTTGCACTTGCATTTACTACAACAATATTTCTTGATCCTGTTGCAATAGATACTGTTGTTGAACCTCCAGAAGAAATAACTGCTGTCGCTCCTGAATTGTTTATAATGTAATAATCTTTTTCAATATTAGGAACAGTAACTGTAATAGTTGTAGAAGTTAATGAACCAGATAAAATAATTGTTTTATTTCTTCCTGCTTCATCAGTATAAGTTGTAGAAGATGAATTTGTTGTAAAAGCTAAAGTTGTATTTCCAGTTACAGTAACTGTAACAACACCACCAATTGCACAATCAATATCTTGTAAGTTAACGTTAGTGATAGCTCCCCATGTACCGGAGTTTTCACCTGTTGCTTGTAAGTTTAATCCTAAATTACTAAATGTACTTGCCATATTATATTCTCCTTATCACTTTTTTAAGGTTTTGTCATCATGGTATTTGCACCCATGTTTGACCAGTTGTAGCATTTATAGTGCTCCAAGTTTGTCCTGTATTAGGATCTATTGCAGACCAAGATTGACCTGTTGGTGGGTTTATAGGTTCCCAAGCATAAACAATAAGCTGTCCTGTGCTTATTGTCAATGAATTTCCTTGGACATCAATAACATTTGTATTAATTACTGATACATTTCCAACACCTAAATTTAAATCATTTCCATTAATTAAAACTTCAGCATTTACAACAACAGTAGCATCTCCAACATTAATAGATAATAAAGAACCAGTAGTTGAAATATTAGCAGTTCCAGTTACATCTACATTACCTACAGAATTAGTTAATTGTTCACCAGTAATAACTTGTACAACTGGAAGAACAATTGTTACATTTCCTGTTGCAATTTGAACAGAAGAACCAGTCGCTGATATAATTTGATTAGTTACAATATTAACAGTGCCTGCTTCTATATCTAATATTTCAGGTACAACTGCTTCTGTAAATGAATTACATTTTATACTTGGATTTTGAACTAAAAATTCTAATAAATTTGTTGAAGCATTAATATTTGCTTTTCCAGTAATAGTTGCATTACCAATTGATAAAGTTAATACATTACCTGTAATTTCTGCAACCGCTTTACCTGCTATAGTTACTTCTCCTGTAGATATTCCAAGTTCAGCAGAAGATAAAACAACATTTGCTTTTGCAACAACTGCAACATCATTAACAGATAAAGATAATTGATTTCCTGTAACTTCAGCAGTTGCATTTCCTTTAGCAATGACTGTTACATCACCAGAAGATAAGGTTAATTGATTTCCTGTTGTAACAACATAAACACCAGCGCCTGATGTTGCTGTTCCAGTAGATAGTGTTAATTGATTTCCTGTAGAAGTAATATTGGCCGTTGCAACTATGGTTGCTGTACCTGCTGATAAATTTAATACATTACCTGTTACAACTACAATAGCTTGATTTAAAACTGTGACAGTACCAGTTTGAGTTGTTAATTGTAAATTTGGATCTGGTGTTGCTGAACCATAAGGACCATATCCCCATGTAAGATATCCCCATGTAGGATCATAGGTTCCACCAACATAAACATTTACATCAGTGGCTTGTTCACCCCAAGAGCCCGCACCCCAAGTATATTGACCCCAAGTATTATTTGTAGCCATAATTTTTTATGGCAAAGTTACTACGAAATTCTTAAAACTGCGCTCGTAGAATTAGCTGTTGGGAACTGAATAGTAAAGTCGCCGTTTGTTGAAGTTTTACTTCCGCCAAAATCTAAAACAACAACAGCTTTATTAGACTGTGTGCTGTTATAAATTAAACAGCAAGATGCTGTTAACGTTGCTGTAGAAAAAGTTACATTATTAAAACTAACAAAAGAAATATTTTGAGCAACAGTCACTGTAGAGTTAACAAGTGTAGTTCCACCTGCAGAATATCCAGTACCACTAGCTTCATTTGTTGTAATATAATTTGTTGTTCCTGTAGAGAAACCACTTACAGTTGTATAAAGTGCTAATTTAAAAGTGTTACCACTTGTTGTATTAAAATTGTGTGTTGCTAAGAACAGTTCTTGTTTAAATGAATCTGGTACTATATTTGCCATATTAACTCCTTATTATTTTCCTGGTGGCGGAGAATCTACCACAACTCTAGGTTCGCCGTCAACATATTCGTCTCTTCTTCTTCTACCTGTTTGTTCAACACCGAAAGATTCTCTCGCTTGTTGATAAGACTGTTCAAAAACCTGTATCATATTATCAGGTCCTTTTATATATTTATATACTTCTACCAAACTTCCATACAAAAGTAAATCCTGAGCGTAGGTAGAAATATAGCTTGTACTTGTTGTACTAGATGTAATAGTAGCAGGTTGTTGATAATATGCAATATTAATTGCATAACCAGCATCAGGAGTTGGGGCTACAAACCAAGTTGTAGCATTCCAATTAGCCCAATATTTAGGTTCTGCATAATAAGTAGAAGATCCTGCTTGTGGGTTATATTCAGCCAGCCAAGAACTATCTTTTTGTAATAAATTAACAGCTTGACCACTTCCATTAATCATTTCTACATATCTAATATTACGTAAGCCTGATGGTACCGATATTGTTGAAACTCCAGTAATAGTAACAGCAGATGCATATAATCTAAATGCATCTATATTAATTTCTCTATAAATTCTGTTTTCTGTATTTTGTACAATAACAGCAACTGTTGAATCTGATAACATATTATCAGACAACTCTGAATAATTTCTAATTTGATCTCTTAGTTCTCCGTAATTCATATTGTTCTTGCAGTTACATTAGGTCCACCAATAACACCTGTTATTGTAGCAGTTCCTGAATATGCATTAAATGTATAATTGTTTGCATTAACAACGGTTATACTATAACCAACACTTGTTGTTAATACATCAACTGTAAATCCAGATGCAGTATTAAAATTATTTAAAGCATTAACATTTGCAAATACAACTGTATTTCCTGTAACTCGTCCATGTTGATAGTCATTAACTCTAATCGTTGAACTTCCTGTTGTTATTACAAAAGGATTATTATCAAGTTCTACTGCAGACGGTCCAATACTCACTTCTCCTCCACCAAAAAATCCTGTAGCATTTGCAACATTTGGTAAATTAATACTATACGTATCTGAACTAACAGATGTTAATGTATAACCAATAGTAGTTGTTAAAGTTGCAATTGAAAATCCATTTCCAGCCAACGCACCTGTTATAACAATTGACGTTCCAATTTTATTTCCATGACCTGGATCATTAATTAATATGGTTGAGCTTCCATAAACTGAATAAAAAGGATTGTAAGCAAGTTCCACTAATACCGCAGGTTCTATCCTGTCAGGTCGTGCATTCATCAAGCCTTGCGGATCGTTGCCTGGTACTTTAGGTTCTAATTGAGGATGTTTTGGTTCATATTCAGTATAATGAACAAATGATCCATTCCATTCCTGAACCATTTCTTGATATAAAAATCTTTGTCCAGATCTGTCTGATATTGCCCAAGATTTTTTACCCGTTGAAAAAGTAGTCATTACATTCCTTCTCCAAAATATGATTTAGGTGAAATATATAAAGATGTTCTTTGACTATCTTCAGTTAAAGCTCTTTGTAAATCATCTTCATATAACATTCTTAATTGTTCAATTTTTTCTGGAGCATGTTTAACTGCTAAATAATAAGCAAGACCAGAAGTTAAAGATGGTAAAAATCTAAATACAACATCAGCTGTATTTGTATAAGTACCTGCATCTTCAATTCTAGCTAAATAATAAAATATAACTTGAAAATTGCTTGGGTTAGAAGCATTAGAATAATTTGCGCCAGCAGTTTGATATAAAAATATACTTGGATTAACAGTTCTTTGAACATAATACTGAGATGGTGTTCCTTGTGATAATTTATTTGGTAAAGCTGCGTATGCTGATCTATCTATTTTAGTTAAAGATATATCAACAGGAGCTGTTGTAACTGTATTATTTCTTACATAAGCTTCTAATACGTCATTAATATCGTTTGGAAAATTAGTAGGATCAGCTGCATAATTATATTCAGCTTGTCCTAATACTAGATTAACAGTTGCCTTTTTTACTTTCCATAAATGCACACCTCTATTATCCCATTCAGATAATAATAAATTTATGGATCTTCTAGCAGATCTTAATTGATATCCGCTTCTACTTCCATCAATACCAATACGTTCATAAGCTTCTTGGATAAGCTCTTCTATATCCAGATTGAATGAAGTAGTTCCGGATGTTGTCATTTTAACCCTACTTATCTATAAATACTGTAAGAGTCATTCCAGACATAGCTGTTGCACCAATACCATTTTCGTAAAGTACACCATCTTCTGGTAAATATATAGTTTCAGTTCCGCTAACTCCAACAATAACTGGAATGTAATATCCACTAGTAGTAGATCCTGAAGTTGTTGCTCCAGAAATAACTGTATTAATAGATGCTACACCTGTTGATCCAGGAGTTGTAGGTTGAGCCATGATTCCTCTTAAACGAGTTCTACCCGTAAAGAAAACACCATCAGCTGTTAATGTGACTGGTTTGACGTCACCTTTATAATTTGGCATTCAAGACCTCTATTTGTATTTTCTAGGAACCCCGGAGAGTTCCTAGAAAAGAATTTTTAATTACAGACCGTTTGTGCCTGATACTTCACCAGGTTGTCCAGTACCATCAGCAAATGTATATGTGAATACACCTGTAACGTTTCCTGTACCTGCTGTAGAACCAACACTTGCTACAACTGTAGTATTAGCGCTAACACCTGCTGCAACAACTAAAGTTCCAGTAAGTGCGTTAACACCTTTTGCTCCAGAAACTAAATTTTGTGCAAATCCAGTTGAGTTAGCTGCAGATCCTAAATTAATAGTTGTTGTAGCTCCACCAGCTGAAGTAGACAATACCGCAAAGTTAAGTGGTATAGCTCCTTGTGGTAACACAAATGGAGCATTAGCATTTACTGTTGCTCCGATTGATACTGCAGTAGCAGTTGCTGTTGATGATAAGAAAGTAATAACTTCAGATGCAACTAAAACTCCTGGTGCAACACCAGAACTTTTATCTTGTCCGCCGTAAGTTCTTACATATCCTTGAAATGTACTTCTATTTGCCATGTTTTTATCCTCCTATTAATCCAATGTAGTCATTAGGCATGTCGACTATACGCGTCTACATCAGATGTTAATGTATAGTTCTTTAAATATAGCTTAATTTTTTAAAAAGAGCAAGGGGTGGCATAAGTTTCTCACACTTTTTTACCAAATATATAGCTAGTTTAGCTAGCTATGAATGTTGGATCTTCTTCTTCGCTTAAAACAACATTATTTTGTTGTCTAGCGGCTTCAAGATCCTGTTGAAGAATTTGTCTTTTGACTTCCTTCAACTCTACTTCTAACCACTGCATGTCAGTCGTTAGTCTTCCCTGTTCAAGATAAGACTTGTTCCACTGTGATTCCAAGTCTATTTTCTTGGCCAGAAGTGATTGGGACAATGATGTCACGCTCAACCTCCTCATAGGTTATATATAAGAAATTACTAATCTGATTACGATTAATTAATTTCTCTATTTGCTCTTTACTCATTTTTCCCAGAAAGTCAAGTACTTTCTGATGTAAAGATTCTATATTGTTTATGGGTTCAGATTCCAATGTAAATTGGATCTTAATACTGTTTATGAATACTTTTACTAAATAGGTTTTCATCTTCTCACGGATGTTTTTATAGGGATTTACAGGGCGAGTCAAGCCCGCCCTGTAAATAAAAGTCCTTACGCTCCTGGTGAACCGTAAATACCTCTAGGGTCAGACCATCCAAACGAATATCTTTCTCTAGCTTTGTATCTTACGTTACCAGTATCGAAGTCACCTTCCATAGAAGTTCTAATTGGTGATCTTTCGAAATACTTCATACCATTTGGTACATCTGTCTTGATAAAGAACGCATCAGAGTCAGTTAAGAAGTGATTTACAGTGTATCCACCAGAAATCATTCCCATGTTTCTAATTGCGTTGATATCGTTGTCAGTTGTTCCAACTCTACCAGCAGATTTCATTAATCTGTCAGCAGTGAACTGCAATTGCACAGGGATGATTAATTTCATTCCTTGAGCAGCAACTTTTAATCCACGTTCATCAGTGAAGTTCGCGATGTCAATCAGCGACTGTTCTAATGAAGTTTCATTCAAGTCAGCAGCAGTAGTTAGTGTATTTTGAAACGTACCAGCGATAGTAGCGTGCGTTGTAGAGAATAATGGAGATCCATCACCACCTGGGTAAGATGTGCTGAATCCATTGTTCAATACGTTAGCTGCAGTCACTTGCTTAGTATTCGCCATAGATCTAGCTAATGCTTTTGTATATCTAGACGCAAGTCTGTCATACAAGTTGTCCTCAATCGCTTCTTCAG